AATTGCGCCATGTCCATCAATGTAATTCTAGTTTGGTCGCTTAATAAGTCTGTTCCAAAATACATGTTTGATTTTTGTGCTGCAACTAATTGATTGTCAACCATTCCTGGGCAAACTGCAATTTTATAGCCTTCAAATACAGGCTCATAATCACCATTCATGTTGTAAGCATTTACATATCCTAAAGTCGATACTGCACTTATATAGAATGCATATGTTTTAGGGTTCATATATATGTGTAAATCCTCTTTGTTTAATATAGCAGTTGTGCTAGTAGCCATATCACTTGTTAATTGTTGTAGATTTGCAATAATGTTTGCAGCAGTATAAGCACCTGAAGCTGCAGATTGGATAACTGTTGCATCAACACCTGGTAATAAGTACCCAACTGCTGTACCTAAGAATCCAGTAAACTGACCATTGGTACCTGTTACACCTGACCATATAGATGTTTCAGTTGCTTCTGCTATAATCTCACCCATGTATGAAATTACATAATCATCAAATGATGGTGGTGGTGGAGCACCTGCACCTGCTCTCATTTGTAATGCTTCCCAACTTGAAAGTAGATTAGCCTTACATAAATCTAAATTTATTTGTAAATTTTTTGGTTCTAAAACTTTCTCTGTAAGTGCTAAAGTTCCGTGGTCAGTAAAATCACATGTAGCATCTCTAACTACTGTGCTTCCTGCCATTCTTTGAATATTAGATTTGTACTTGATGTTTTCTATCATAGTAAGATAATCTAATGATTTTGCTTCCTTAAGTGCTGCACTGATGTAGAATCCAGCCGCCTTACCTGCAAAATTACTTGTTACGTTAAATGCCATTTTTTTGTTTTTTTAGTTAATATTATTATTTATTTAAATTGTATAAAAATCTTTGTTTGCTTGATAATTTATTATATTCTTTTTTAGACAAAGACTTTACATTAGAACTGAATTTTTTAGTATTAATAGGACTTTCAGCAGGTTGTTTGTTTAATTCTTCTTTTAATTTTTCATTTTCTGCTTTTAATTCCTCAACACTAAATTCTATTGTTTCAGTTGTTTTTGTTGTTTTTGTTCTTGGGTTTTTACCAGGTACAGACATTTCCTCCTCTTTAGTTTCTTCATCTTCTGCATCTGTTCCACCTATTTCAGATTTTAAATCTGCTACTGCATCTTCAAGGTTTTTAATCCTTTTTTCCATACCTTCCCAATCCCCAACATCTGCTTCCTCATCATAATCTTCTTTATCATCTTCACCCATTTCTTTTTTGTCCTCTTTTTCTGCTTCCTCTTTAGGTGTTTCCTCTTCTTCCGTTTCTGACTCTATAACTTCAGCAACAATACCTTCTTCTTCAACTCTAAAACTAACACCAGTATCTAGCTTATATGTTCCTGCTGGCAAAGGAATAGTTGTACCATCTTCTGTTAATACACTAATATCTACACCTGCTTCTAATTCTTCTGCTGTAGATACAATAATAGTTCCGTCCTCTGTTTTAGCTTGGAACTCTAATTTAATTTCTTCGCTTTTATTTAAGCCAAGTGCTACTAATATTTGTTCTTTGATGTCCATAGTTTTTGTTTTTTATAATATATAATAGTTTTTTAGTTTATTTATTTGATTTTGATTTTTAAATGTTCGCTTGTTGATTAAATCCACCTATATTTGTATTTACTGTTTTAAAGGCTTTTAACAATGCTTGTAGTCTTTTTTCCATCATTTTTGTGCTTACCTTAACACCCAATTCATCTCCTGCCTTTTTTAATCTAACAATCTTATCATCAAGTTTATTTCCTAACTTATCAGCTTTAGTAAGTAATTTATTTATAGCTTTCAGTCCTTTTCTGTTTTCTGTTATTTGGTCTTTAAAAATTTTGTTATAATCTTTTTCAGCCTGTCTTGCAGCTTTGTAACTTTTTTTAAAATTCGCCAATCGTTCTTCCCTTGTTTCTACTTCCCTTCTTAATTTAAGCTCATCATCAGCTAATTTTTTGCTTTTTGGTCTAACTTCATTTTTCATGGTATTAGATATCTTTATTTGCTTTTGATTTAAAGCCATCAAATCACTCGCTATTGTTTCTGCTTGTTTTGATAAGTCATCTGCATCATCAAAAAGACCTAAATTTACTTTTTTAGCACCGTGCTCTCTTATTATTTTATTTAAGGCAGTTAATATTTCTGCGTCTGTTGGTTGTTTTTCACTCATTTTTTGCATTTTATCAATAAAATATCCTTCTATACTTAATCCCTTTAATTCACCACTTTTAATTTTATCCCAAAGTTCATCATTTTCAATTTTCATTTTTACCATCCATGTTCCTTTAGGTAGATTAAAGCCATATAATGTTGATTTATCTTTTTTAGGGTCTTCAATTATCCATGACTCAATCGTTAATACACCTGCTACTCTATCTTGATGTTCGTATGTTGCCTTATGGTGATTATTGTGTTTTAGATATAATTCAGATGCTTTTTGTACTGTTGCAGGACTAAAATATACATAGTATTCCTGGTCTTTATTTGCATCATATCTAAAAATTTGTTTATTTGGTATTAATGCAGGACTAACCAACATTCTTTTTTCTTCATCTACTTTAGCAAATGTTAGGTTATTTTTTTCCTTTCCAAAAAAAACAAAATCAGTTTCGATAGCTGGGGCAGATACTAAACTAATAGCATCTATTGCTAATGCTTCACTATCGTTTTCGATTATTAATTCTACTATTTTTGTATTCTTCATAATATTTTTTTTATTTAATAAACAAGACTTTCAGCATTTATTAAATCGTTTGCCATTTTTTTATATTCGTTAACTTTACTACTTATATTAACCCCTAAATCCTTAGCTAACTTTTCAAACGTAGTTATTTCTTGCTTCATTTTATTACCTAATAATCTTGCTTCATTTTCCTTGTCTCTAGCCTTAGCACTTGCTTTTTCAGAATCGCTTTCTAATTTATTTATTTCCTTATTAATATCGTTATATGCCTTTTCCTCTTTTTTGTATGTATCGTCCCATTCCTTAAAAAGTCTTTCTGCTCTATCCATTTCAGTTTTTAACTTATTCAAATCATTTTGTGCATTTTGACTTCTTTGACCTGCACTTTCCATACCTGCAGCGACACTCCTTCTATCTTCCAATCTATTCTGCCATTTGTCATATGCATCTTCATCTGTTTGTGCTATTTTTTCAAAATCTTTGAGAACGTCTTTTCCTTGATTGTTTAATTTTTCTAAATCATCTGCTATACCTAAATTTATTTTTTTTGCATCAGATAAATTTAACTCCTGTGCGTTATGATATTCGTTATATGCTTTTTTATAGTCATCATAACTTTTATAATTTATTGGGCTTGGTATTTTTTTCATTTTTTTATATTTTGAATTAGCTTTTTCACACGCTTCTTTTGTTGGGTATTCACATTCTCCTGTGTTTCCCCATTTGTATTTTTCGTCTTTACATTTCTTACACGGCATAATATATAATAGTTTTAGTTAATTTTTATTTGATTTTATAATGTTGATTCCCTTCTAATTTCGCTTAATTGGTCTTGACTGTCAGTCATCTCATCTGTAACTACAAATGCTTTAACTGGTTCAGGTTCTACCCCACCACTTAGTTCAAACTTTCCAGTCATCATTTCAGGAGCAGGAGTTTTTGGTTCAGGTGTTGTGGTTGCAGATTCTCCACCACCTCCACCACCTCCACCACCGACATCTTGTTTCATTATCTTACGAATATTGGCCATACCTGCTGCTACTGCTACACCTGCTGCTACTGCCCCTAATGCAGGACCTACAACTGGTATTACTGCCATTGCTTGATACGCTGATATTGCTGATTTAAAAACGTCAATTGTAGCCATAGCTAACTGTAATTTCTTTTGCTTTTTAGCATTTTCTTTTCGTTTTTTGTCAAACTTATCTTCTACTGCTTGTAAATCATCACCATTTTTTTCTGCTAGAGCAAGTTCAGTTTCATAATCTTCTTCAATTTCTTCTGCTTGTTCGTCTAATGACTGTTGTAAATTATCAGCAATAGCACCTAACATTGCAAATGCAATCTCTTTTTTAGCATCAGCTATTTCTTGTGCTTTGGCTAATTCTTCCTCATCATATCTATCGTTTATTTCACCTTGCTTGATTCTAAACTCCTCATCAACTGCTGTTGTATCTTCACCTGCTTTTCTGGCTAATTCTAATTTTCGTTGATACTCTTGTTCTAATTCTTCTAATTCTAACTCCCTGTTTGTTTTACCAACTAATGCTAATTCATTTTGAGCATCTAATAATTCTTTATCTAGTGCAACCTGATTTGTTTTTTGTTCAGACAACTGACCTGTGATAGTTTCTTCCAATTCTAGCATCTGATTTTTAGCTTCTTGTAATGCTATAAAATTTTCTTGACTAGCATTTACATCATATTGTGCTTGTGCTGCATCAATTTGTGTTTGTACTTGTTGCCTTTGTAAATCTTGTTGTTCTTTTAATATCCTGTCTAACTCTTCATTTGCTTTTATTCTCTCTGCAAATGTTTTAGTTTCATCATCTCTAATTTGTCTTTGCACTTCTGCATCTTTTAAATATTCTGCATTTAATGCTTGAAATTTTACTGCTGCAACTTCTGCTGCTTTCTCTGTATTTACAATTGATGTTGCTTGGTCAATTGTGCTTTTTGTATATTCTTTTATACCTTCGACTGTTTTTTTAACCGTTTCTTTAACCTTTTCAAAACTACCATCGACACCTGTAATAACATCTGCAGCTTCTCTTCCTGCTTCTTTTATAGTATCAAACGCTTCACTAAAGTTTCCTGTAATTAATTCACCAAATGCTTTTCCTGCTAAACCTAAAACTTCTACAAATTCATTAAATCTATCAATTAATCCTTCTTTGATAGCATCTCGCATTTCAATAATTCTCTCTTTTGGATTCTCAAATAAATCTTTAAAAAATTCTGTTATCGGGCCTACATTATTTTCAATAAATTTAAATAAATCATTAA